ACTTAATCAACTTATTCGTTTAATTGATTATATCGACGTTGTTAAAACTCCGCATGATGGTGCAGTAGCACAAAGCATACTGCAACGTGACTTTAAAAACTTCTACAAGCAATACGATCAACGCAGAGGCAAAGACTTCTGCAACACATTCCCTGCACTGGCAGACTGGTATAACACACTATAATGGCCGACGATTTAAACGATTACTACAAAGATTACAACTACGGCGCCCGCAAGCCCGTATATATCAAAGAAGAAGACCTACGCAAGGATCAACTTGACCGCTTAGTTAAGAGCGATCAGTTTTGTATGATTCCGTGGATTCACATGCACGGCTTTCCGGACGGTAGAGCATTTCCTTGCTGTCTAAGCGAACCTGAGCATCCTATTGGCAATCTAAAAACGCAAACAATGCGTGAGATTTGGAACGATGCTCCTATGCGTGATATGCGTAAACGTATGCTTCTTAACCAAGACTGTAAGGAGTGTACCAAGTGCTATGAACAAGAAAAGTCGAAGCTATTCAGTATGCGAGAAAGTGCCAACAAGAACTTTGGGCATCATATCGGATTGGTGGATGATACTAAACCGGATGGTACCTACGAGGATTTCAAACTCCGGTATTACGATATACGCTTTAGTAATCTTTGCAATTTTGCTTGCCGAACCTGCGGTAGTATCTTTTCGTCAAACTGGTACCAAGACGAAAAGAAAGCAGGCTGGGATCCAAAGCACCCACAAGTTATGTACGCCGGCAAAGACAAAGGCGACATGTGGGAGCAGATGCAAGAGCATATTCCGCACCTTGAACAAATTTATTGGGCAGGCGGCGAGCCGCTCATTATGGAAGAGCATTGGAAAGTTCTTGACGAATTAGTTAAACGTGAAATGTTCCATGTACGCTTAATCTACAATACAAACTTCAGTGAAATGAAATTCAAGGGCCGCGATGTCTTTGAAATGTGGAAGCTATTTGATTGTGTTAGCGTTGGTGCTAGTTTAGATGCTAGTTATGAGCGTGGCGAGTACATGCGTAAAGGGCAAGACTGGAAACAAACAGTAGAGAACCGTGAGCGTATGCTTAAAGTATGTCCTAACGTGGACTTCTACGTTAGCAGCACTGTTAGCATGATGAACGTGTTACACATTGCAGACTTTCATAGAGATTGGAGCGAGCTTGGCCTAGTACGCCCAATGGACTGGAACATTAACATTCTGCAACACCCGCATCGTTATCGAGTTGATGTATTGCCGCAGGACATTAAAGAACGTGCCAAGGCTAAAATTGAAAGACACTTAGAATGGCTACGCCCGCTTGATTCTCTTACTAGAGCAACTAGTGGGTTCGAAGGCATTATTAACTTTATGATGGCAAACGACAGCACAAGCCAACTTCCTGATTTCTTTAAGAACAATAACTTAATTGACAATGTACGTAACGAAGACTTCTTTAAAGTGTTTCCTGAACTGTACGAATTAAAAAAGTATGACCCTACCTAAGACAATATGTATGCTACCGTGGATTAGTATCGAAACTAGTCCAATGGGCACTACTCGTCCTTGTTGTTTAGCACAAGAGCAAATTACAGACGAGAACGGTAATAAGTACGATCTCAACGAAACAGACTTAGAAACAGTATACCGCAGTGAGTATATGCAAAACCTACGTAGACAGTTTCGTGCAGGCGAAAAGCCTGAGACTTGTGCAGACTGCTGGCGAGAAGAAGCAGTTGGTCGCAACAGCAAACGCATTAACAGCCAAATACGCCTAAAGGAATTGTATCCTCTAGTAGATTGGGCCAATGATACTCCGGATCAGCTCTGGTTTGTTGACTTAAAGCTAGGTAACATCTGTAACCTTAAGTGCCGTATTTGCGGTAGTTGGTCTAGCAGTAAGTGGGCAGAAGAAGAAATGAATTATCTCCCACCTGGCGCAGATAAGAAACAGCATATTGCATACACTTGGCTTAAGAAAGGTGCATGGCCCCGCAAAACACAAACGTTCTGGGACAACCTACGCACATTGCTACCAGAGATCAAGTACTTTGAATTTACCGGCGGCGAGCCCTGGTTAATCCAAGAACACTTTGATTTGTTAAAGTATGCTGTAGATCAAGGTTACGCCAAGAATATCGATATCCATTACAACACCAATGGCACACAGTGGCCAGAAGATGCGCCCGAACTGTGGAAACACTTTAATAGAGTTGACATTGCATTTAGCATCGACAACGTTGGCGATCGTTTCGAATTCGAACGATATGGAGCTAAGTGGGAGTTAGCAAATGAGATCATTGATAAGACGCATCAACTACGCAAAACACAGCGTAACATTACAACTCAACTTTGCTTCACTATTAACATCCAGAACGTGTATTACTTAGATGAACTATTGCACTGGGCTGCACCTAAAATGTTTAATAGTATACACTTTAACATGTTGCACAGTCCTAATCATATGAGTGTGCAATACATGACACCCGCGGCACAAGAACTAGTAATTAATAAGCTACAGTCTATTACTTGGCCAGGGCGTTATCAACAAGAAGTAGACAACGTGGTTAAGTTTATACAAAGTGGATCAGGTAGCGATGGCCGAGAGTTCCTGCGCCAAATGCAACGTACAGACGAATATCGTAAACAAAACTTTACGACTACACATATCGAAATTGCAAAGGCCATGGGGTACTAATATGGAAAAATTCTATGGCGGTGGCGGGAGTCAAAACCCAAACTTTAGATACAAAGTGCGAGTAAAACGTCCATGTAACGGTGCGTACGAATGGTGTGAAGCATATCCAGTTAAGGGTACAGGATACTTTCAACGTTGGTATTTGGATACAAAAGAGTTTGACCAAGGTTACATGACCTATCAATTTGAATGGGAAGAACCAGCTATCATGTTTGCCCTAAGTTTTGCGGATTCGGTTGCATGAATAAGCCAACTACTATGTGCCTTGCGCCTTGGGTACACACATATCTGAGTCCTCAAACAGAACGCAGAATGTGTTGCGCCAGCCGCGAACCTGCACAAAATTTTCAACAGTATATCGACGTTTCAGCGGGTACAGGACGTTATATACCGATAACACTGGAAGAACACTGGAATAGCGAGCACATGCGGTCGGTCCGTCGTCGCATGATTGCTGGGGAAACCCTACCAGAGTGTGAAGTATGTAATGATAAACTGTTGAATACTTCCGTTTACCGCAGCTATTTTGACAGCCTTTTTGGTCATAAGTATGATTACAACTTTGTAATAAACCATACGGACGAAACAGGTTATACAACATTGCAACCTGTTAGTTGGGATTATAGATTTACCAATCTGTGTAATTTCAAATGCCGTATGTGTGGAGACATGTTGAGCAGTAGTTGGGAGTCAGAGCAAAGACAGCATAACATGATAGATTGGTCCAATCCAAAGAATATTTGGATGCAGCCTGAAGTCAAGAAACAAATTGAAAATTTTCAAGACAGTCAAATTGAAGCCGAATTCTCAAAGGCGGTTGAAGAGCACAGAGTTGAGGAGATATATTGGGTAGGTGGCGAACCCCTAATGTACGAGCAACACTGGCGCTACATGACACGCATTATAGAATTAGGAGATGGACCTCGTGTTTATGCAAGATACAATACCAACCTCAGTAGAACTGAGTATAGAGGTGTTAGCCTTTATCGCGATATTCTTAGCGGGATTCGTGATTGGCAGATATGTGCGTCGCTCGACGGTACGGGAGCGATTGGCGAATACATTAGAACAGGCCTTGACTACGCTACCTGGCTTGAGAACTTCCGTGAGGGACTTGCGTATGCAACTCATCGTCGCCAGATGCGAATCGACTTCACCCTTACCTTGCCAGGAATGTTTGAAATCCAACGGATTAACGACTTGTCCAAAGAACTCGGAGTTGACGTCCTTGCAAAAGTAATTTTTAGTTTTAGCCCGGACATAGTTATGTCACCGCTTGCACTACCCAGACGACTGTTAGAGCCATGGGTAGACGAACAGCTTGCCACTGGAACTGGGAGCGCCTTGCATGACATACTTGTCCAGCTAAAATCTCGTCCTACATTTGAAGAGCAATGGCCCGACCAATATCAAGATGGTATTAAGCGTGGTAAAGCTCGTCTCGAAAAACTTGAACTAATCAGAAAAGACTCGTATACTATGCGTGATATACTCTCAGCTAGACCTGAGGTATTAGAATGGTGGGATTCGATTGAAACTTAAAATCGTAAAAACAGAATTAAAAGCCCAGACTAGAAAGTTAAAAGCTAACTGGACAGTTGTTTGGGATGAAACTATGGAAATACCAAAACAATCATGGCGTGATGTGCTTTCAAGGGAGCGTGGCACTTATTTTAAAGACATGGCAGATGCTAGCTACGAACCAGCAACTAAACGTATGCAACAAAAATATCCCGGCAACTACATAGTTGAAGAATACTATAACAATAAAAAGCATACATGGGACCTGCGTTTAAAATTCGACAGCCCAGAAGACGAAACGTGGTTTATGTTGAAATATGAATAAAGTAACTGTTACGCTACAAAACCCACTAGACAAAACGGATACACTTGATTACTACATCAACGTGCATGATACTCCAATGGGCGAGTTGTGGTTTGCGGCATTGCAGGATGTGTTGCAGCGTAATTTGTATCTCGAAAAGAACTTTTGCTTTCTAGGATTCCCTGATAGTCAACGTGACTTGCGTTTTATCTGTCAAGAATTGTTTTGGGCTGTAAATGAAATCAACAGCTTCTTTGATGACTATCATATTGAAGAACTATATACTCATACTACATTACGGAATGGCCTTGACCCAAATCAAGACTTAATGAACAAGCTGCATAATCATTTTGAGATATTGCAGGGCACTGTAAACGGGTTAAGCGAGTACTATAAAAGGGCTGACTACACTACAAAGTTTGCTATACGCCAACTTAACTTACTGTGTCATGAAGCCGAAAGTCTGATGCTAAGTCAGCGTAAGAAAGCTACGCAACCAGAGTGGGTACGTCCTAGTCAAATTACAACATTTTTAAATTGCCCACGATATGAATTCCCAGCAATACATAAAACTACTTTCAATGAAGCTAGATACGATCGTCGGTTCGGCGAGGTCTACTTACATTGGACACAAATTGGCAAGACGTTGTTTGAAGTATATCGAGACGAAGCCGGAGTCGACATTGACAAGGCTACTTGTGACGCTATTACACACCTACGTTACTATAGCGGTGAGTTTGACATCGAATGGGCGCAGGATGTATGCTTTAATGGCCCTCATCCTTGGCACACACGAGAGCTCACAGGATTCAGAGACTGGTTGGTACGCAATGGATTTGACGTCAACGACCCCGAATATAATTATGGGTACCACCCGGTCGGTCAAGTTGATTTATTGGAGTCTTTTGGCACAACCAACTACACTGAAGTTTGGCCTATACTATCGCGGTATCTTGACATATCGAGGATTAGTGCCAGCGACAGACAAGGGAATGTACTATGCTCCGTATATCCCTACACTTGGACAGACAAAGACTACTACATCCAACAAATAGAAAGATTGAAACCTGGATATGATTACAGTAGCGGGCGGTGATAGCTTTGTGTTCGGTAGTGAACTAAAGGACTGTGGCCCACATTGGAGCAACAGTACCTTTCCTGCGTTACTAAGCAAAGACAATGGCGGGTATGTATGTGTGGCCTGGCCCGGGGACGGAAACGATGCTATTGCACGTTCTGTAATGCACACATGCGAACGATTAAAGAATGAAGACAAGGCTGTTATTGTATCTTGGTCCTTTCCGGGACGTTATGAATTTCGATTTGCATACAACACAGGACAACGCAAAAGTCCTTGGTACAGTATTAATGCATGGACAATTAAAGACAATGCCACTGAAATCGAACAGGAGTTCGTTACCAAAGATAAGGCTATTCTGGATGCCCAGTTGGAATCCATTAGCAAAGCGAAGGAGACTGGTGTTGCGGATTTCGCTAAAGTATTCTACTCACATGTGGGTTCTACGGAGTACTGGGAAGTCTATTCAAGCCTTAAGGAAATTGTGTTCCTTCAAAATTACCTTCAGCTAAACCAAATACCTTACTTGTTTACTTGTGCAGATAATAGTATTATTTTTAATCACACTGTTAATGAACGCGATAGCGTTATTAATAGTTTATACAGTCAAATTGATTTTGATAAATGGTTTTGGTTTCCAGAAGGCAAAGGCCACAACGAAACATGTGCCCCAAGAGGGTTTTACCAATGGGCCCGGGAAAATAAATACCCAGTAGGCACTACACATCCCCTCGAAGAAGCACACCAAGACGCTGCAAAACTAATGCAGGAGAAATTCAATGAAATGGTTAAGAAATCTGTACAACAGAATCCGACTAGAGATTCGCTATCGTAAAAAGCTCAAAGAGCTACGTAAACGCGATCCATTTATCTACAAATGAAAATACTAGTAAACGGCGATAGTTTTACTGCGGGCGAAGAAAGCCCTATTGCATGGCCTAGTTTAATACCGGGTACAACTAATATCGCCACGCCCGGTGCAAGCAATGATCACATTGTTATGTCCACCGTAGATTATATATTTGACACGCATCTTGGGCCGCACTTACCCGACTGTGTAATTGTAGCGTGGACAAGTCCTAATAGAATAGATATATCGGGCAAACATCTAACTCCGTCTAGTGGCGCAAAATATGGGCATAGTGTGGTTGATGCGGTATTTAATGATTGGGACGAAAAGTGGGCACAGAAAAAGTTTTTATATCAAACTCGCTTATTGGGATTGTTCTTAGAGAGCTACGGAATCCCTTACGTGTACGTAAGTACGTTTGATATACAACCTTGGGCAGCAGGCACGTTAGACAACTGGTTAGGGTGGCCCAACGAAGGCATAGTAGAATGGATGGGCGATTGTCCTAAGGGCCCAGGCGGTCATCCACTGGAACTAGGGCATCAACGAATAGCAGAAAAAATTAATGAACATATTAGGAATCTCGGCTGGCTTTCATGATGCAGCCGCAACAGTAATCAATGAGGACGGTAATATCTTATTTGCGGCGCACAGTGAGCGTTACAGTAAGAAGAAGAGCGATGCTAATTTTTGCAGTCCGCTCATTCGTGAACTTGAACAGTACAATCCCATTGGAACTGTGGCGTACTATGAACAGCCACTTGTTAAGCAAATACGTCAGCTCTATGCTGGCCAAGGCTTTGAGTGGAATAAACTATCGACGAAGAAGTTGGTACATGATCAAATTGGCTATGCAAAGTGGTGGGACCTTAAGCATTACAAAAACTACAGCCATCACTTAAGTCATGCAGCAGCAGGATTCCAGACCAGCACATTTGATCGTGCTACAGTAGTTGTAATCGATGCAGTTGGCGAGTTTGACACTATTAGTATTTGGGGTGCAGAGTATGTTAACGAACGTGCCACATACAAGAAGCTATGGTCACAAAAGTATCCGCATAGCATTGGTATGTTCTACAGTGCAATGACCCAACGAGTTGGACTAAAGCCCAATGAAGAAGAATACATTCTCATGGGTATGGCAGCGTATGGAGAACGTGGGTTTGGCGATTTGTTAAAGATGGATGCCATTGACCACGAGTGGGATATTAAGTTTAAACAGAACATGCACACTGGCATAGAGTGTAAGTATCTAACTTCGTCTACGTCAGATATGGATGTTGCCGCCGCAGCACAGGACCTGGCAGAAGACTTAATACTAAATGTGATGCTTCGAGCAAAACAATTTAACTGGAGTAAAAATCTAGTTTACATGGGCGGCGTTGCCCTTAACTGTGCTGCAAACGCCAGAATAGGAAACTACTTTGATGATATATGGATTATGCCTAATCCCGGTGATGCTGGGTCTAGTCTTGGCGCTGCCGCTTTGGCTTATGGGGGTAGAGTTAACTGGACTAGTGCTTATCTCGGGCATAATATACCTGGTGTTTATCCTGTTAATGACATTCTGGATGAGCTACTTACTCGGCAAATTGTGGGAGTGGCTTCCGGGAGAGCCGAGTTCGGCCCAAGAGCACTCGGAAACCGCTCTCTGCTTGCGGATCCTAGAGGCAGCACGATTAAGGAGAAAGTAAATGACATTAAACGTAGACAACAGTTCAGACCCTTTGCGCCAGTTATTCTGGAGGAACTGGCTGATACTTACTTTGATATGCCTCGTGGTTGGAGTGACAGTAGGTATATGCAAACAATCGCTCGTTGCCGGGTTCCTGAGCTATTTCCTGCTATCATTCATTATGACGGAACTAGTCGTGTTCAGACTGTGCCGAAAGATGGATCGGGAATCAGAGAACTGCTTGAAAAATGGTATGTAATGACAGGTTGCCCGATGTTGCTTAATACAAGTTTAAACATTCGCGGAGAGCCAATGGTCAATGATCGTGCAGATGCAGATCGCTTTGAACAGCAGTATGGTGTAAAGGTGTGCTCATGAGTGAGACACACGCACGAACTATAGCTCGCACAGTCACGTACAGGATTGCAGCATTACTAATAACAGCACTATGGACAGGATTAGGTGAAGCCGTGGCAATTCACTTTGTGCTAGCAATATTGCAGTATGCCATGGAAAGAGTATGGCTTAGAATTAATTGGGGGAAACTATGAAGCAACCACAACGTATTTTAATTATGGGACTACCTGGCGCAGGTAAAACCTACTTAGCAGCTAAACTAAAAGAAAAGCTATCTGAACACAATAGAACAGTGGGGTGGCTAAACGCAGACGAGGTACGTAAGCATTATAACGACTGGGACTTTAGCCGAGAAGGGCGTATAAGACAAAGTTTGCGTATGAGAGACCTAGCAGATACAAGTAACACAGACTATTGTATAGTAGACTTTGTTGCACCTTTGCCAGAGATGCGACACAACTACAAAGCAGACTGGACTGTTTGGGTAGACACAATTGATGCAGGTCGTTATGAAGATACAAACAAGATGTTTGTAGAACCTGATGTATACGACTTTCGCATCACGGAACAAGATGCAGACAAGTGGGCAGACTTTATTGCGTCACACATAGTAGACAATCGTAGGAGACCACGCTGGGATGATAAAACAGAAACTGTACAAATGCTGGGACGTTGGCAACCATGGCATGCAGGCCATAGGGCGCTATTTGAACGAGCCATCGCAAAAACTGGTCAAGTGGCTATTATGGTCCGCAATTGCCAAGGCTGGAATAATAGTAATCCTTTTGATTTCAATCAGGTCGCATCACGCATTAAGCGGGATCTAGAACCACTATACCAGGGCCAGTTTACTGTTATGCTTGTGCCTAACATTGTAAACATTACATATGGTCGTGATGTAGGTTATAAGATTGAGCAAGAGAGCTTTGACGAAAGTATCACTAGCATTAGTGCTACAAACATTCGTAAGGAAATGGGTCTTGAGTGATACCACAAAGCGTAGTCTAGCCAAGACCGTTAGTTGGCGTATAACCGGGAGCAGTGCAACCTTTGCTATTAGTTATGTGTTGAGTGGCAACTTTGCAATAGCAAGTTCAATAGCAGTAACACAAATGGTAGTGGCTACGGTATTGTATTATGTCCACGAACGAATATGGGACTCAGTTAAATGGGGACAGAAAACTTAAGATTCTCAGTTAACTCTTGCCAACTGTAGTCTAGAAAGTCTTGGCTGTAGAAACGATTGTAGTTATACTCTAGCACATCTTTCATGTCTTTAAGGATTGCTTCGAGTTCGCGGCAATCCTTTTTGCATATGTCGCTTAAGACTTGTGTTGCAGCTTGCAGTCGTTGTATAGGGTCTTCAATTGAGTCATAACTTTCGTCCCACCAACTATCAAAAGTTTCAAACCCGTATTCTTTAAGGTATGCGAGATTGTGTGCAGGGCCAATTAGTATAAACGGCATGCGGCTCACAATAGGTTTAAAGATCTTTTCAGTAAGGTGATGTTTACGATCCCAGAAGCACGTTTCAGTAACCACGTACACAAAACTCTCCTGTGTTTCGGGCACAGCACTTAGCACAAAGCTGTGATTAGGAATTACTAGCTTGTCTTGGTAATCTACACGCAAAGGAAGTGGCGCACGAGCAATATTTTGCGTAGCCTCCATAAATATTTCTTGAGTGATTAGATTTTTATCTCTAGCATCTTCTAAGTTACTTGTATAGTCAAGATTGTTATCAGGACAAACATCGTTATAACTAACATGCCCCTGATCAAGGATACCGTGCTTAACTAGCTCGGATATAAACAAACTTCGGTACACTCTAGCGTGACTAGTGAGCCTATTAAATGACACATACTTCTTTTTTAACGTTCTTGCTTCTGGGGCTATTAATTGGCTATTATACTGGTAACCGCGGTACCAATCGTGTGCAGCAAAAACATGATGGAAATAATAAACGACAGGCCATCCGTATCGTGCCTGTATGCGAGACAAAGAATCGCTCGCCTTCTCAGTTGTCACTAAAACATATGGACCACTGATGTTATCTCGAATATAGTCAAACAATCGAAAATTAAATTCACCGTACAAGGGTTCTTGGTCATAGAATATAAACAATGGGTCGCCAGTTGATGGCAAGTGACTCATGTCTTTGGCTAATACTTCTATTTGTTCTGGTTGAGTTGATCCGTAAGGGTGTAGATATAAGACCCGTGGATGTGCTACAATCGTTGATAAAAAGTTATAGATATTTTCGTAGTGACTATTAATATTATACATGTTTGACGTCTTCTATTATGGCCCTAAGCCAAACCTATTCGAATTTGAGAAGTATGCTGAGAATATAGGCACCGCTGCGGCCAATGCCAAAACAGGGTTCTTCTGGTTTATTTATGGGGGTAACGATTACACAGGGTTTGATTTTCATTGGCGCCCAGCCCCTTGGGAAAATGAGCACGTTCATGTATTCCCTAGTCAACATCAACGAAATGGTGACGTATACCTAGCACATGTGGATTCGTGGGCCAATAAGCAATGGAACTTTAAAACGGAACAAACCGTAAAACGTTTACCGAATAGTAACCAATGGACTATTCCTACTAATATTGATCCTACCACAGTTGATACCAGCTGGCATCCAGATTCAATTGATGGGCTGTTTGATTATCATTTCCCAAGTCAACACCAAAGTGCAAGCGGAGTAACGTATACTCAAATTGGCGCACAGGGTATCAAGTTAATTAGTCCATTTATGGTAACAGCGTTACTGGACAAAACGAATTGGACAGTGCCCGAAGAAGTAAACGAAACTACTATTGACTTTAGCTGGCATCCTAATCCGTTAGATCCGCCTTACGTTTATCATTTTGGCACAGAGTATCAGCAAAGCATTGGGTTAACTTACACAGTGCCTACAGCTACGGAAATAAAGTTTGCAGGACCCTTGCCTACGGCAGGCTATCACAAGATATCTGTTATGGAAGTGCTGGATATCTTCTTTATTGATAGAGGGAACCCAACAGCCCAAGCCCGCTACGACCGTTTAAACAGCTTATACAGCGTTACTAAGGTCAGGTATGCTAACAGTATGCTGGACACGATAAAACGCTGCGTAAACCGTGCTAAAACGCAAAAATTCTGGGTTGTTAGTAGCGAGTATGACTACACAGGGTTTGACTTCCGCTGGCATGCTGCACCTTGGCAAAGTTACATGACACATGTATTCCCTAGTCAGCATAACAAGTGGTCGGATACATTCTTAATTAATAAGTATGAATTTACCAGACACAGTGAGTGGGCAAAAGGCATAGAAGAGTTTCCAAACTTAAACTTTGTTACTACACAATCAGTAACTAAGCCAGACACCATACACGATGTGTATTACGTTGATCACGGTAACCCAGAAGCAAACCTAGGATACAGTTTTGTGCAACTAGATTGCCCTGACGTAGTTAGAACTAGATTTGCAAATTCGTACATTGATACAATGAAGCGAATTGTTCAAAATGCCACGACTGAATATGTTTGGATTCTAAACAGTATTTGTGATTACGCTAATTTTGATCTTACTTGGCAACCTGAGCCTTGGCAAAAGGAAATGATTCATTGTTTTGCTAATGGTACAGACGGCACCGAGCTTCGTGGCGACACCTTCTATATTCATGTCGAATCATTTAAAAAGCAAATGGTTGACCTTGAGCTATTAGATTGGTTCAACGTAATTAACTATGTTACTACCCAAACCATTGTGCGTTACCCGCCACCGGTTGTGCATTACGGCAATGATAATTTAATTGAAGCTATAAAGGCATATTCGTTTACTACACCTTACGCAGTGTTCACTAATGACCCACAGTTAGGTGCAGTGGGTATTGCCAATACTTGCCTATGGGCAGAAAAAGATCGAGTAGCAAGAGATCTAAGTGCAGACAGAGCCACTTCAGTAATTCCACGCGACATTAAGAAATATATTAAGACACAGGTATACGATTACCCGTATTTAGATACTAACAAACGTCGCAACGTTAAATGGACCCGACCATTAGACATTGTGTACATCAGCAATGGCGAACCAGACGAGCAAAAGTGGTTTGAGAATACTGAATACATGAGTGACAGTGATGTTAAGTGGATACGCGGTGTTAACGGGCGTGTAGCAGCTTATCAAGCAGCAGCAAGAGCAAGCGAAACAGATTGGTTCTTTGCAGTGTTTGCTAAGTTAGAAGTATTGGGGTCAGAATTCCCGTGGGACTGGCAACCTGACTATTGGCAAGGACCAAAGCATTACATCTTTAACGCAAAGAATCCTGTTAACGGACTAGTGTATGGACACATGGGCATGATTGCGTATAACAAGCGTCTTGTATTAGAAAACAACAATCCTGGCATTGACTTTACGTTATCGCAACCTCACGAATCTGTGCCTATCCTAAGTGGAACCGCACACTTCAACCAAGACCCGTGGACTACGTGGCGCACAGCATTCCGTGAAGCACTGAAGCTACGCCTGTTTATGGATACGCAGCCTACACTAGAAACAGAATATAGACTTGACCAATGGCTTAACAAAGCAGAAGGCAATCACAGCTATCACAGCTTAGTGGGTGCCCGGGATGCAGTTAGATACTATGAAGAAGTAGATGGAGATCCTGCGAAACTTCAATTAAGTTTCGAGTGGGCATGGCTCAGAAATCGATTTGACAATAAAAGATAAATTGGCGAATTATATCAAGCTAGTGTGCCATAAAGTTTGATCTTACTAGACAGCAATTTATATAATTGTGGCACATTAGTAAATTAGCAGCTACAGTAGCAATATAGGTTTACGCATTATTAAGGAATATTATTATGGATAACGAATTAACTAGAACAGTATTTGGTGATCAACTTGGGATTCAATTTACATTAGCTGAAGCAATAAATCTAATACACGCCAATGGATTACTTAACATTGGGGAATTGGCTGAAAAAGCAATTAGCTGTAAATCTCAATTGACTCAGGCACCACGGTGTCAGGAAGGATTCGATTTTATTAATAAAAACGGAACCCCAATTGAAGTAAAGCACGGCCAAACTCATAAGAAGTCTAACTCAACGCAGAGAGTTGCTTATATCAGTAAGAAAAATAAGGAAGCACACATGCTGGCCATTGTTACAGAGGCAGTAACAGGTAAGCAATATTATTTTAGTATTCCGTATCATGCATACAAATACAAAGATGGTAATGCATTCGATATTACATTTACTGAAAGTGGCGCCCCAATTACCTATCGCCCGCGTTCACAATACAACTGGTGGAATTACGAAGTTAAGTCGTTTGCCGAGCTGTGTGAGATTGCTGTTAATTTATGAAATTAATTACTCAGGCAGTAGCAACCAACATTGCTGCACATGCAAAAGAAGCATGGCATTACAGTGTTCCTAATGATGATGCTGGCGAGGCAGTGATTAGAGAAGGTCTGGGCGCATTCTATCCTGATGTTGAACAACGTGGTGGATCGACTACTATTGTTGACGTCAAGGCAGGAACTACAGCATTGGATATCAAATGCAGAGACGTGTTAGGTATCCTTACTAAAGCACCAACTAAGTCCCAAGAAGAATCCGACAACACCTATGTCAAGGTAGACAATAACCTATATGTTAAAGTCCCTAAGAGTGTGTTGAGCCCGGTACGTAGACCTAACGTAGAACATGCAAACTTCTCTAGTGATGCAGAAACGGTAATTATTGACCAAATCAAAGAGTACGCAGAGTATGCACACCGTACTACACAAGAAGCCGGCTGCACTGAACTGCACAGCATTGTATTCTTGTATGGGCAAGGCAATGGCTACAAAGCAGTGTACATCGAAGAACAAGATTTTGGCACACCCGCACCTGCTACGTTCTCAAACTATGTTAACAAGCAGGGCAAAGTGGCTGGCTACAATGCATTTGATGCAGACGGTAAGGTCCTGTACAAGTTGCTAGAATACAGTAAGGGGAGTATCAATTTCAACAAGCGGTTTGATATTGGCAACGGGCACCTGTTTGTTTGGCCAAGCAAAAACCTAGCCACAAACATCATCACAGAAGACGCTTGGAAATTGAGCGGAAACTTTGCAGTTGAGGTTATTCAAAACTCTTGATCTACAGCAACTAAGTAAGTATACTAATCAACTAGGAGAATATTACATGGATAACGGTAACGGTTACAATCGCACGTTTAACGGCGATGCTAAAATTAAATTACAACAACTATTCAACGAAGGCATGGGCGTCATGCACGAAATTGAAACACTTAACGAAGGTCTCAACGATACCATTAAAGCCATCGCTGAAGAACTTGAAATCAAACCAGGTACACTAAAGAAGGCGCTAAAGATTGCACACAAAGCCAAGCTAGGCGAGACTAACCGCGATCACGACGAGTTGAACA